CTGTTGTAGTCGAAGACCCAGCAGTTGCACTGGCGTTATCTGCGCTAACGTACCCCTGAACAGTTGCTTCAGCAATAGCATTGCCAGAGTTGTCGAATACATATCCTGTTAGTGTCAGAGCCATAATTAGTTACCTACCAAACCTTGATCGGTCTATTCCTTGAAGAGCGTCACCTACGATTGCTCTTGCATTATCTATCAAATCGTCTTCGTCCACAAAGATAAGCTTTATTCCTAGCGTTGCCAGATACTGCCGTGTAAGAATATCTGACTGCCTAACTGCTGCGCCTTTTTCGTAGTGATAAAAGACTCCCTGCACATTGATGGAAATGTTTGGGGGATTATAAATTTCAAAATCTATTACCCTTCCACCCTTTTCCTGCCTACCACCAGCCATTTGAGACTGGTAACTAAAATCTATATTAGGCTTCAGCCCCAATTTTAGTAACGCTTGCCAACATAGATACTCAGGACCACTCCCAGCCCACCATTCAGGAGTGACAATAGTGTCAATGCTTTCAGCCATTATGTTTCAACCAGTTGTATCTGTAGCTGACCTCTCTCGTCTAAACCTGTAAATTCAAACCCTGATGCGCTTATCAAATCTACGTTATAAGACCTGTTTGAGTCATTGTCTTTGTAAGTAAACGGAACAAGTGTGTTGGTGTTAATAACAGTTGTTAGGTTATCTAGTATCTGTTTAGGGGTCTTGCCTCTAAATGATTTTGCTGCATCTATCGTTACGCTGAAACCGTACTTAGCAGGGATCTTTTCTCGCCACCTCAACTCTATGAGGTTCAGGTCAGGGCTACTTTGACTTGAGTTAGTAGCAAGAGTTGCCCTGAATTTGATAGATGAAAACTCAACACCCACACCAGAGGCAAAGTCGTAGCTGGTAGTACCGTTAGTTACGATAGTCCCAAGACTTGTATACGACTCATTGAAATCTATTGCGTACTCGATTTGGATTGTCACATTTGCAGAACAGTCTGATGTGATAGCCCGTAAAGCAATAGCGGTCTTGTTACCGGCTGCATCACCACCGTCAAACCAAGGGGTTTCTAGCGTACCGCCACCTGTGTCGTACTCAAAACCTGTTATCTGGTCTGGGTTTATTACATCAGGAGATAGCTGTACCCAATAGACATTGTTGCCCACTCCAAACCATGCCCTGTACTCACCGTATGCAAAGCCTACGTGTGCAGCAGTAAGACCCGTATTGTTAGCACCAGTCCACTTTACTTCCCAAGCTGTGTCGTTGAAGCCAAGAACAGAAGAAGCACCTGTACCAGAAACAACTGAGGAAGAGCCACCAAAACCTGATGACTGCCGACCTGTTGCAAAGACTGAATAAGACACAGCAATGTCCGCATTTACAAAAGCAAGCAGGTCGTTATGCGTACCAATAAGCTTGGTTATAGTCCCTGAATATATTTCGGGAACGCCATGATCCCTGTCAAAACCGACAAGACTTACTACCGCAGTGTTAGATCCTGTCTGGTATTTGTAGATGGCATTTCCAGCAGGGAAATAAATTGCATCTCTCCAAACAATAGTCCCTGCCCCTGACTTTGCGTGGAAGGGAAGTCTTAGTTCTGTTTCTTCCCAACGGTTGTTTGTTTCGTCATAAGCCCACAGCCCTGTTTTTGTGGCTGCGTAAATAATAGGCGTACCGGCTGCATCTCTGTATATAAACAAAGCTGTAGCGTACCCATCAGGTAGTGGTAGCTGTGCTTTTTCAGTGGGGTTAGCAGTCGGTCCAGATGCCCATTGCTTTAGCATGCCGTTGTGGTCAATGCCCCATAACTGACCATGCCAGATCGTAAAGTATTCAACATTACGGGTTGCGCTGGCAGAGACAGGCATGTCTGTAAAAACAAGAGAAGAAGAACCATCTCCAGCAACAACGTCGGTGGCGAAGGTATACCCAGCCTCACCTCTAGCAAAGATCATGTAACTTGCCGTAGTGTTACGAAATATTATTGATTCGCTAGTAACATCAGACATTGTTGCGAGAGCAGAACTCCAACTATTACTTGCATCGCTGTACCTGTACACCTTGGTGTCTGAGAAGACAGCATAAAGTGATGTTGATGCCCCGACGGTAAACTCGTTCAGAGATAACACCGCACCTGTACCAGTATTTGCAGTTACAAGATTCTGCTTCCTTGGTAAAAGAACATGACCCTTGAATCTAGTTTGGCAGTTAGACCACCAGACTCTATCTGCTGATGCTGGATCTAGCCCCCTGTTCCACCCTATGCCGCCTCGGAAGTCGTTCTGGGTAAGGATGGATGCCCTTGGGTCTGCACCACGCTGTGTGTCACCGATGGTGAAACGTGGAGCAGCAATACTTACAAGTGTCTTTCGTACAGGTCCACTTATCTTGTACCGTTCACTATTTAGAAGTATCTCATTCTTACCAATAACGGATGCCATTAGTCCACCATCTTCGTACCGGGTCTAAGAGCCGGGAGTGAACGCTCTGCTTGTGCAGATATTCCTTCAAAGTAAGCAGCCCTACGATCATTGTCATCAGGGTCAGTTGTGCGCCCTCTTGCAAGGCTAAACAAAGCCTTACTGGTGGCGCGTGCAGCTACTAAGTCAGGGTCTATCTCGCTAGTCGAAGCGTCGGTACTAAGCAGGGCAGGGATGTTGTACCCAATCAGGCGCACCAGACTGTAACCAACTTCCTTCCTAGCTGACTCAGCTAAGAAAACTTTTCTAGCTTCCCTGTCGATGCGGTAAGTACCAGACCAGAGCCTGTTATACACAGCAGATTCTGTTTCAACAGCCTTGATGTCATTGATCCAAAGAAATCTTGCACCAGTTGTTACGTACTTCAAGCCCACTGAAATGATTGCATCATCTAGTTCTGGGTTAGCCAAAGAAACACGACAGTATGTCCAAGTTCTTGCAGCTAAAGCAGGCAGGGCAAGTGTCTCTTTTATTGAGCCAAGATCTGCCGCACTGCTAAGACATAGAGTTACGTTACCGGCTGTCGTTGCCGTAGAAGATTTTGCCCAGAACTCAATGACATCGTACTTCCTGAGATCAAGAACTCCGACCGCCTGTGATGCGAGAATGTCTCCAGAAGAAACAGACCCACTGATGTTCAAACGGGAAGCCGCATTGTTTGCTTTGAAATCTTCAGTATCAGCGGTCATGGTTACGTCACCATCAACCTGCTCTGTCCAAACAATGTTTGCGTCTTGAACCTGCTCACCAGAGTAGTGGTGGCGGTAATCTATCTGAGAGAGTGCAGTCATTGCAGAAGGGATGTCGTAACGACTGTCTCTTATATGACCGTGATTAGAAATATCCTCGTTGATAACAAGCCCACGAGGAGTCCGTTGAGTGATCGCTTGGTTAATAAACTCATGGATTCGTTCAGGTGGGAACTCAGCACGCCAGTATTCGTAGGTGTCTGAGGTAGCCGTAGACGCTGTAGCGGCTGGTTTGAAGGTGAATGTACCGGATGAACTAGCGTAGTCCGTTACACGACGGATAAGACCATCGTTACTACCAGAGGTGAACACAAGCCAACCACCGTTGAACTCGTCATCTCCACCTATGCCGTTAGCATCAACAAGGGTTGTTGTGCTTCCGTTGCCGCTTGCGGAACTTGCCGGGGATTGGTCTAAGTTTGCCGCAATAGATCGCCTGATTTGCTCTCTAGTTCTGCTCTGAAATGCAGCCACTATTTACCTACTTGCTTGCTCTACGCTTTCTGCGCCAGTCAGCCAAAGACTTTAGACCACCCTTTAGATCGTCTAGTTTTTCTTTACTAACCGGATGGGTTACTTGTCGCTTTGCAAAAGCATTTGCTTCTTGCTCTGCAACTTCTCGTTCTTTATGAAGGAGTTCAGATAACTGGTGTCCTTCAAGCCTAGATGCTCCGGGGATGTAAACATTCTTTCCATACCCAACATCAAAGGTTTCTTCGGACGGTTGCCCGATTACTCGTTCAGCTTCTCTAGAGAGGCTAACTTGACGATGCCCTGCTTTTCTACCTGCTGATACAGGTAGCCATAGTTTTTCTTTCGCCAAGTTAACCCTCTCTAAAAATTAGTCGCGAATTGCGAGCATGACCCAACCGTATTCGGTACTAACCGATACGACACCCATAGAAGTACCAATAGGTCTTGTGTCTTCTTCGCTAGAAACGTCCCAAAGGTCAGCAGCACCGGATTCACCAGAAGCCTGACTTGTACCAATTGCGTCACCAATTACGTAAGTCGCCGCTCCAGAGAATACAGCAGCAGGACCAGAAGTTTGTAGCCAGCAATAGTAACTTGCTGTTACAGGGATGGTTGTGACACCTATAGTTCCGGTAGTCATAGTACCGTCACCGTCGATGACCTTTACACCCTTGTAAGGGCTGTACATCAAACCGAATTGCGATGAAGTAGTCAAAGCAGTTCTAATACCATCTGACTCATCAATAGTTATTTCACAACCTGCTGCACCACCAACTGCGGTATTAGATTTAACCCTGTATACCTCGCCCTGACCAGCATTGTCGTTGACAAAAAGATAGCCATCGGCGTACTGGTCTTTGGTTGTAGTGAGAGAGGTAGTTGTAGTTACCGTCAGTGCCCCCGCCGCCAATGCAGCAGTAGCTAGGTCGCCATCGTGCGCTGCTACAGCAGCAATACCATCTACTAGCTGACCAGCACTAGTAACCGCAGCACCACTGTTTTGTGCGTAGTAAAAGACTCGTCCGTCAGGCAATACTGCCCTTGTGCCAAGCTTTTGTTTCTGAGAAGAAGTCTCTACTTTTTCCTGTCCGTACCCTAAATGTACGGTTAGCGGAAATGCCATTTCAATATCCCTCCTTGGGATAAGTTTTGAGCAGGTTCTAAGCCCTGCGATAGTCCGATGTTAAAGGCTCGGTCTATCTTTACACCTTTTTAGATTGCCCTATTTTTTTGTTTATACGGGCATCAATGTCCAGCTTACCTGATGCGATAGCCTCGGAAAAGGTTTCAACCTTTTCTTCTTCAACCACTTCAGGTTCTGGCACTTTAAGTTCAGGAGGGCTTTGAACAAAGCCTCTATTCAGATAAGTCTGAAGGAAAGGTTTAGGCAGGTTGGGACATTCTTCCCAAACCTGCTTCCCTTCAACCGTAGATTCTTTCCAGAGAGAGATTTTCTCTACTCCCCTTGTTGTCATCGACTTCAAACCTGACTTAGAAACCATTATTCAAAACCCCCTGAATTATTTAGTACTTAAGCTGTTGCTGGATCGCCAATTTCTTGTCGAATTGCAGCACCCTTAGAGTCATCAACTTCAAAGACTGCATAGTCTTCAGTGATAACAACCTCAAAAGCACGAAGCGATGCATCTCGCTCACGCTCTTCTGTTCGACCACTTGCGGACAAGTGACCCATTGCAGACTTGCTTGCAATTACTCCGTAACCGGAATCAGTCGTGCCGATCTTTGCAATGTTTCCATCTTCAAAGAATGGAACACCCGAAAGCTTGATACCAGAGTAGTAATCTTTTACTGCTGGCTTGTTGAAAGCGTCAGGCAACGGGTATGTAGCAAGCGTGTTGCCAACATCAGTTGCAAGCTTCCAAATAGCGTTAGGGTGGTGAACCGCAAAAAGGTCCGAACCAAACTTACCTGATTTTGCATTTGCAATAAGTGCAGAAGCAAAAGCAAGAGTAAGGTTAGCACCGTCACCACCAAACTCAGCACCGCCATTCAAGGAAGGGAACAGGGCAATGATGTCCGTGTCTTTCTTCCTAGCCATAGCGTCACCCATTTGTTTACCAATGATCTTGTAAACATCTTCGTTGTTCTGTCGAAGCAGAGTGTCGGTAATAATTACCTTCAGTCCAACTTCAGCAGTAGTTGCCGTAACAGTTGAGACATCAATGTCTTCACTGTCAATCATGTCCTGACCTTCAGCAAGGTCTTCGGCAGACATCGTTCCAACTTTAGGGATCTCTAGCTTGTACTCACCCTTACCAAGATTGAACTGCTCAATAAGTGCAAGCATCGGAGCGTTATGCTCCTCTGTGTATCGTGCCTGTGCCAGCATGATACGGGACATGTTCTGGAGATTTCCAGAGGTACTCGTCTGAGTAGCCATGTTTATTTACCTCAATTGAAAATGGAATAGCCAAGCTTCTTAGAAGCTGCACTAGCCATCTCTGTTGTTATCGCAGAATCACCTGCGTTGTATCTATCTAAAACGTCTTCAGCATTAGTAGGTGCTACATCAGACGCAGGATTTGCGCCATTCAACCTCTGACCCGGAGTAACTTGCTGAACTCTTTGCTCTAGCTTGTTAATACGCGCCAAGGCTTTTGCCATCTTTTCCATCGACTGCGGGTCAGGTGAATCTTGTAACTCTGCATATGGAACTCCATATTGAGTTGAAAGTTCATAAGCTTTAGCAAGTTGAGTACGAGTGTTTAACTCGTTCTGCATTTGCTTAGACTGTTCGACAACTTGATTCGCCTGTTGCTTTGCTAGGTACGCCTCTTTTGCAAGAGAAGTTTGCTGTTGAGCCATTTGGCGTGCAGTCGCATCATCCAACCCTTGATCCAGATACCTTTGGGCTAGTTGCTGACCATACGCATTTACTTCAGCCTCTAAATTAGAAGAGTTCTGAATCTGTTCGGCTCTTGAGCGTGCTGCTCTTTCATTTCCAAGTTGCGTTTCCATCTCTGCTATCCGTTTATCGGTAGCAGATTGGTACTTACTCAACTCTGGATTTGCCGCACCTGTAGTCGGTGTAGTATCTGTAGTCCTTACTGGTTCTTCTGTATTGGCTTGAGGTTCAGGTTCAGGAACAACCTCGATAGGCGGGTCAGCCGTGTCCACTAAATCTGTAGTGACCTCTGGCGCAGGCGTTCCTGCACCATCGTCAAGATTCAATGGAGCCTCGGTAACCTCTACCGTAGATTCAGATCCTAGATCATTTGTCTCAGTAACCATGCTTGCTCTCCGAAATATGACACCGTTAGATGGCACACTTAATGTTTAGGTTTCACAAATAATAAAGCATGAGTTGCCTATTGAGCAACAAAGCTTGGTTTCAGAAGCCCCTTCAAAGCAGGATTACTACCTAACGGGGGAGGCATGGGAGTAATCCCTGTTGCGCCCGGTATTGCACCACCCATTGCAGGCTGCTCTGCGGGTATAAGCGTACTAGAAGGAACTATCGGCTGTGCCGGTGCGCCTAATACTTCCCTAGCCGCCTGAGAACGCATGATCTTTTCTACTGTCGATTGCAATCCAGCACGATCTAATGCTTCCAAGAATCCCGCAGGCAACGGCGTGTCGTTTGTATTCCGGTATATGTAATCAACTTGATCCGGGTAATCTGCTAGAACTTTGTTCCGCAGCATCTTTACTTTATCTGGCAAGTAACTGCCTGCTGCTGTTAGTGATTGGGAAGGAGCCTCGTACCAAGCAGCAAGGGCTTGTGCCTCAAGATCATCATCCGCAGGGATCTTATCTTTGAACTCAACACCAAGGGTTTCTTCTACTTGTTCTTTACGCTCTCGTGCATCGTCAATAAGGTCGAAGTAATCATCTGTAAACTCGCGCTTGGTATATTTACTACCATCGCTGCGGCGACCTGCGTTGTAGAAAACCAGAGCCTCCTGAAGCTGAGAGTCTCTGCGCCTGTTGATGATGTCTATTGTTGCAAAGAACCTTTTGAAAGGTTTACCAGAAGCAGCAGTCTCTGCATCAAACTTTTCTAGTTCTGCAACAAGAGCATCTTTTACATCATTCTTTTCGTAAGGCTCAAGGTCTTCATAGTTGTCAGCAGAAAGCTTCCCTTCCCTAAACAAACCAGTCACACGATCTTGCAAAATATCTGACCGGGAAAGCGCACTGCTCTGCTCACCAATAGTTTCAAGACCTATTGAAAGCGCACCACCAAACGCATCCTTGGGGTTGCCTGTTGCAGACTCTTTGATGATATTCGGAACTTCTTGAAGTGAGAACGGAATGTGACTATTAGCCATGTACTCAGGAAGAGTTTCGCCAAACCGGGACTCACCTATAGATTTGAAACTAATAAACTCAGCAATGTCTCCTACAATCGGAGATGACAAATTTAACCATGCGTCCGTTGCTTTACCAAGATCTTTTTCTCCCGCCCCGCCAGCACTTGCCAGCAAAAGAGCAGCCATTGATTTGTACGGACCAAAGATGTTCCAGTCTCTAGGCGCACCAATCTTGGTTAGCCTTACAGACATAAAGTTCGGATTCATCCTGCCGTTCTTCATCAACTGGAAGTCTGTTTCCTGACCTAGTGCTTCGTTAGCTGCAACTGTAATAAGCGTACCCGTTGATACCAATTTCATTACAGCCCTACGTGCAATCAACTGGTCTGCGTCAATACTGTTTCTAATACCATGATTGATATTTAGGTTCCGTCTAATCCGCCTGTCGAACGGCAGCGCATCAATCATGAAGTCAACATCCATGCCCTTTGTTGCACGATGAAGTGTTTCAATTCTTGCCCTAAAGAATCTTGGCGCAAACAAAAGCGTGTCGCCTAATGCGCCAAATACTCCGTTTGGAGTCCAACCAGTAATACCGTTTACACCATTCCCTATTTTGCGCGCTGTTCCATCTGCAACAAGTTCGTCAAAGGTCTTCCCTGACATCCTCATGTATTCCATGATTTCTCCACGCGCACCGTGAAGTCGCAGCATGTCACCAAAAGCACCGAAAGCTTCGTTAGCCCTACGAAGCAGAGGAAGTTTTCCGAACTCCCCAGAAATCCCACCTTCACGAAGAGTAACTTCTGTGTCTACTCCACCATGCCTAATGCCCATGCGATCAATTATCTCGTGAGAACTTGGCGCGCCCATAGCTTGGGAATCTTTGTCAAAATCCCTGACGTTGTCTGCCATCGCTTCACGCTGTAACCGTTTGCCTTTGCGTCCGGGCTTGCCAACCAATGACTGAAGGTGAGCCTTCCAAGCAGAGTAAAACTCACGAGGATTAGAAAACTGCATTCCCTTACCTTGAATGCTAACTCCAGAGTCATCTAGCGTTGCGCCTATTGTGCGCCTTAGATTTTGATAAGCACCAATAGGGGCTAACCACTCTGATCCTTTACCTGATAAGCCTTGCATTCCTTTTCGTGTACGGAGAATAGTGTCTAGGTCAGGAATATCTAGTTCGTATGAATTTAGTGACCTGAATCCTGTTATCGGAGCGGTCTTGCCTTTGTTGGCTCTTTGTTCAAGTTCAAACTTTTTCTGTAGCCTATCTAACCGTTTTTGAAGATTTGCTATTTCACGAGTATTATCGTCGAGCCTGCTTTGTGCTGTTCCAAGGTTCCCGCTCCTAGCTTTTTCTTCATTGAAACGCTTAGTTGCTTGCACTTTCATTTTAGAAAGATCACGCCTTGCCTGCTTTAGTGCAGCCGCAGGATCATTCGGGACATCTAGGAAATCTAACGGGACACGTTCTTTTCCAGAAACATTCGCAAGAGTCCTATCAGCATCGGCTGAATCAAAGTAAGCAGCTTCTTCTGCATTACGCTTAGTGACTAATCTCTCTTGTGCTTTCTCTCGCAACCTTACTGTTCGTTGTACAAATCCTTCAAGATCTTTTACTTCTTTTGCGGCTCTGGTTAGCACATCTGGAGCAGACACACCAGCAAGTTGCATAGATTCTAGCCGTTGCGCTGAGTTTGCAAGCAACTCACTTTGGCTATTTTCAAAATCTAAAAGACGATCTACGTCATCTTCTAAATCGTCTGCTCTCATTTTTGCTATATCTGCTTTACCCTTGGCATCGTTAGAAGTTTTTTCAAGCTTGGCTAGTTTTTTCTTTGTTTCTTTGTTAGCACGAATAAGGATTTTACTAAGTTCATTAGCTGAAGCAGCACTGTCTGCCTTTTTTGCTAAATCAACTATGGTATCTGTGATATCTTCCACAGCTTTTGAGGCACGATGGTAAGCCGTTTTTGCATTTATGACTCTTACCTCTTGTAACTTTTGCCTCTCTATACGCGCTCGTATCTTTGCACGAAGTGTTTGAATTTCTTCATTAACTAACGAAGTTGCAATTTTCTTGCCAGTCTTAGGGTCAACATAGTTAATAAGAAACTTGCCAGCTTGCTGGTCAAGAACGGTTTCATATATTTCTGATGACCAGTGACCCATTTCGTTCCACACAGGAAGGTATTCATTTATCTGGGTTTCATCGGTAAGGGCTTCAACTTGGGTTTTGTACTCCCTTCCTTTGTCATAAGTCCTGCCCTTGACTCGCACCTGACCACCCATAAGATCTCTTGTCTCTTGTTTTGTTGGACCACGAGAAATAAAGAACCCATCTTCCCC